AGTAAGAATAACATCATTACCATCATTTAGAACTTTTGCTACTGGTATAGACCCAACACCTACTGCGGTATCAGCATCTACCCAAACATCACCATCATCTAAAGTAGTTGCATTAGCAATTTGAGCTATAAGTCCGGCAGTATTACCAGTAACTCCTAATTCCATTGTTCCTGCACCAACTATACTGGTATCACAAACTGCAAAACATGATAATAAAACATTCCCAGTAACAGTAAATACTGTATGAGCTGCTTGATCTCCAGTTAGATTTTCAACAAAAGTCCAAGTAGATTCTAATTTAAAAGCTTCATTTGATGTGATTGTCCTTGAGTTAGCATCAATTTGTTGTGCTGCTGTTGTAGCCATATTTTAAGCAGGGAGTGGGTAGCGATTGCCACCCAACTCCCTATATATTAATTTAATTAAGAATTATGAATACCAATTCCAATAGCAGTTGTGGTTGAAGTATGAGATTCAAACCATAAATTGTTAGAAGCACTTGCTTCCCAATCATCTGCACCAACCATTAACTGACTACCAGTCATTAAAATATCACAAGTTCGTGAAGTGCTAGAAATGTTAAATACTGCGGCAATTTTGTCAGCAGCATCAGTCCATTTAGCATACCAAATTGTGTTATTAAATCTATTCCAACCCTCTGCACCACCAGCACCAGTAGATAAAACATGTGTTGGAGTGGTAGCATCAGCGTTCATTAAAAACATACAATCATTAAATGTATTTTTACTTCCGCCTACAAATTCTAAATTAGCATTAGCAGCACTTCTAGCTGCGGTATCATCACCAAACATACATCCATCAAATGTATTTTCTGCAGCACCTGTTAATACTAAATTTCTAGCACTAGCATCATCTCCAGTAGTAGCATTAGAAATACCAGCAAAATGAACATTATTAAAATAATTCCTATCACCAGTCATATTAATTAAAACATCATTTGATGCTTGAGTGGTACTCCATTTCATATTAATAAATCTATTACCATGACCAGTTATATTCATACAAGGATCAACTGCATCAGTATCATAACTAATTCTTGCTCTTTGACCAATCATTGTAGGAGCAGTTGCTCCAAAAACAGTAATATGATTTTTATCCCAAGTAATAGTAGCGGTTTCTGCGGTTGCACTTGTACCTGCTGGAGCAACAATAATAACATCATAGTTATTAGTAGTACAAGAATCTTCTGCTGCTGCTAAAGTTTTAAAAGCATCTTTCCAACTTTTACCACCCGCTGAATCAGAACCACTATTTGCATCAAGATAAAAAACATTACCTACAACTGGTTGTCCTACCATTCCAGCTAAATCTTCTGGATATATTTTTGCTCCATGCTTTAAAGCAGAAGCGTGTTGAAAATCACTTAAATGTAAAGACATATATGTCCTCCTTCTTTTCCCTTATTTCAGGGAATGAGTATTTCTATTTAATAATATTGTGCTTAAGTAGCACACCTTAGCCCTCCTAAGAGGGCTATTCGTGTATTACTTACTTACCTAGTCAATGCAGAGATAAACTGGGTTAAATTCCCCACTTGTTCCACCTTGCATTATTTGACCAACTACTGCCTCAGCATCTACATCACTGTAAAGTCCGACTGCACCATCTGTTGCATCGGAAATAGTTACTTTATAACCAACGGTAATAGTTCCGTCAGCTAATACTGAAGCTACCCCTCTGGTCTTTAACCAAACATAAGGTTTCTCAGATACATCTACATCGGTTACTGTTACTCCTGCTGCTCGTTCAGCGATAAGTTGAGAAACTGCTGGTTTATTCCAAGCATTTCTTACCAATGCAACTTCTGAACTTGTAGTAGCTGCGGCTAGTAATCCTCTATCTAGATTAAATCTAACTGCTTCGCTACCACTTGAAGCATCATGACTAATTACCCGATAAATTTCACCTTCTGGCGAAACATCTGTAAAAGCCAGCCAGCCTTCATCATATTCATTTGCATCAACTGCTGTTGCTCCAACTGTAGGTAAAACATATTTGTCATCTACTGCTGCGGCTGCACTTAATGCAATATTCTGATGATTTGCTTCTCTACCTAGAGAAACTAATAAATAGCCTGCTGAAACATCAGCGGCTAATCTTGTATAACGATATAAGTCACCATTTCTATCCATACCTACAGCTCCATAAGAGTGAAGTTTGTCAGCACTTGGTTTATATACATCGTTTGCGGTTAATAATATTGCTCCTGTTAAAGCCATAAATTCTCCTTTTTAAACTATTAATAATATTAAGAAACTGATACTATACCAGTTAATTTTCCATTTCTAGCAGGTTGGAATGATGCCATTTGTCCAAATACATAAAATCTAGAAATAATACCTCCCTGATTTGGCATCATTTGTTTAGCTTGATAGAAAAATCCATGAAACTTTGAGGGAGACACACTTGCCTGACCCTCAACTACTTTAGTTTTTCCCAAACTTACTGGACTCACAAATTCCTTAAAAGATTTAGGTACTCTGGTTCTACCATGCCAAAATAAATAATTCTCATCTAGCATATATAAAATTCCAGAACCACATTTTTTATCTTTAATAATAGGAATTCCTGAATAAGTATTAACTCCACCAAAACCTTGACCCATGCTTGGAGCTTCTACAGCCATAGGATACATGCCACCCATTGAAAGGACTTTGTATTCTCTGGAAACTGTAGGAGTTAAAAACTGTTCATACAAATCACCGACTGTATCAGTAGTTACGATAACAGTTGGGCTTTCTTTAGGACCAGTATCAGAAATACCAGTTCTTAAAGTAGCCAATTTTGCCAATGTCATAGCACCACCTGATGCTGTAACTGTTGCATCTAATGGATCATAAGTTGATCTTGTTTGTCCACCATAAGTGGCAAGATTAGTTCCATCATCTACTACACCCTCTAATCCTAGAGGTTCATCACTTGATCCACCAGTTCCGAACATAGCAGTTGAGAGACCTTCTACGGTTTCATTCATTGCATCTTCATATTCAAAAGCTGGATAATCTACGTCTTGTCCGTCTCCTTCTCTTTCAAAGGATTCAGTCATAATTTCAACTAAAGGCATAGAAGCACTAGCATCATTGAACTGAATTTGTATTACTACATTCTCAGCACTTGAATTTAGAGGGTCTAAACCATCAAACCATTGAAACTGTGATCTACTTGAGATTTTCATGTCCTTAATTATAGTAGGCTGTTCGCTTCTACCATCACCGCTGAACATTTTACTTCTATATAACATTCTTGAGGCGAAAGCTGGGTAGTTTAAAATTGCATCTACAACTGTTGCAGCAGCTTTTGCTGTTGAAAAATTGTATACGTTGCTACCTAAAGCTCCACCTGTTGGGGTTATTGAGCCATCTGCCATATGTTCCTTTCATAAAACTATTTTATAAATAAGCATAAAAAAAACCAACCCGTTTGGGTTGGATGTGTTTTTATCCTATGCCGTGATTATAGCACAACTCAAAAAATAATTGCAAACATTAAAAACCGAATATCTTTTTCCTTTGTGGTTTTACATCTTTCTCATAATCTAATTCTTCTGTTTCATTTTGTGGGGATGCTGGTCTGCCACCTAATACTGGAGCTTTAGCACCAGCCGGTTGTTTATCATAATCTTCATAAAAAGCTAACTTAGCTGACTTACCACTACTGGTAGCTGCTTGAGCTAATCTTAATCTTGCAGTTAAACCTTCATCTGCTTCAATTTCTTCTCTAGTTAATTTCTCTCCTTTATTAATCTTTTCTTGTATCTCTTTTGATGGTTTGGGGAGTTTATTTTCGTTTACAAGTTCATACCATTCTTTATCAAATACCTTTCTATTTTCCTCTATCTGTTCAGCCTGCTTTGTACGAAATTCTTCTGCTTGTTTCTCTTGTGCTACTTCTTTTTCTTTAAATTTATCTTCAACTCTTTTATCTATATCTTCTTCGCTTAAAGTAGGTGATTGCTTTTTTACTTCATCAAATAATTCATTATAATTACTAGGTTGTTTTTCTCCACGCTCTTCCCATGAGAACTTTTTTTTATCTCCTTGTAATCTTGAAACTAAGTCATCTTGGGCTTGTTTAACTGTTTGAAGTGCCTTCTCTGAGGCTTTATCAGCTACTTCCTGAGCTATTTTTTCTTGATCTAATTTTGCGAAAGCATCATTGTCATCTGCCATAATTTGTATTATAGCACATTATTATTATTTGAGTTTGCATACCACTTCCAAGCCTCACCACCACCACCCATTGGGACTTGTGGTTGTTGAGGTTGTTGAGGTTGTTGACCTTCTATTTGTGGTTGTGGTTCTTGAACTGGCTCTTGTTCTTGAGGTTGAGCCATAGCTTGTTCATTCTCTATTAAATACTGTTGCATATACATCATAGGGGCACCTTGTACCATCATGGCTCTCAATGCTCTTTCTTTAGGATTACTCTGTTCAGTATCTTCATAATAACTTAATGGATCACCAACTCCAAGTTTCATATTTTCCATAGCCATTCGTTTCCTCATCTGCTTATCAACACCAGAAGCAGATACTATTGCTTCCATGCCATCATCAACTATATCTCTAGTTAGCCGAGTATGCAGTACATCACCATCCTTGCCCAATATATGCCTTAAGTGTGGTTTGGTGTAGAATAGTTTAATGAACTGCATAGCCCAGCGAGCTTGCCATTCGGCACAAGCGTTAATTGTATCTTCTACAATGTCATCTATCACTCCATAATCTGCTTCTCTTGCCATTTGATCTTGACCTAATGTAGAATCATTTTCTCTAAGTCCTCTAGTTGTTGCTCCCACCCCAATCATCTCAAAAGCTTTTTGCCTATTCTCAGACATTGATTTATATTGTTGAGGAGTAGCTGGAGATTGTTCAATTCTTGAATGAACATTACCCATTGAGCTTCCTTGAGGTACATCTAATCCTATAACTTGTTCTATATCATAAATATCTATTTCTTCTAAAGTAGGTTGAGGAATAGCATTAGTATCAAATATATCCTTGCCTCTACTTCTCAAATTCATATCACTTATTACTGATCCGTCCATATTAATAATATCTTGAAATTCTAGTACCTGTTCAATCCTTGAAGTTTCACTAATTGGGTGTTCACCCATGTTTTCATAAACCATAAAGTAATATGGTTTTTCAGGTTCATCAAAATAGTTATTGTATAAAATAGAATCCTCATCCTTTTCTTCTTTACCTGCATCTATCATGCCAAAAATATCATCCATTGTGTATTCATTCTTTTCTTCAACTCTTTTATCAAATAGTTTTGGTTTGCCCTGATAATCAAAATAAGGATTTCTCATTGATTTAAGAGGAGCGTTGCCATAAATCCAGATAGTTCCATCTATTCTCTCAGACTCACCTTTGTTTAATTTATACCAATGAAACCAAACTTCCCAAATATTTATAGGAGAAGCCATTTTCTTTTCATTATTATCACAATTTTCTTCCCATCCAAATTCTTCTTTAATTTCTTCCTCTTTATCTGGGAACATCATAATCACTTCTTTTAACATTAACTTAGCTTTTTCAGCTACAAACCTCATTTTATTAGCATCATTATCATAACAATTATGGTCAAAGACTATATTGTTTGGATGAACATGAATAAACTCATAATCACCATACAATCCTTTTTCAGCATTCCAACGAGCTTTAACAACTGAGAAAAAATATAGTGGTTCTAATTTAGAAACTAATCCTAGAAGTTTGCGGTTTGATCTTTTCTTAATATCTGAATTAAATACACCAGATAATTGTTCAGAGCTTTTCTTGCTCTCTGGTGTATCATCACCAGGTTTAACAGTTAAGTCCGGCATTCTAGATAGCTCAATAGGCTTTTGCCTAGATAGTCCTTCGTAGATAATATTTTCTTTGTATTCTTTTGATTTACTTGAAGCTGAGAATAATTTTTGATTTCCTAGATAAGCATTTACATTTGCCTCTTGTCTTTTATATAATTTCTTTTTTTTATAAAACTCTATTGAGGATTTAATATTACTTTTGACTGTTCTTACAATCTCATCCTCATCTAAATTAAGAGTTAGCGGGTCTAATATTTCTTCTGGTTGTGTAAAGGCTTCTAATTGGTTAGGGGTATCACTTATATTGTTTTGCATAAAAAAAACCAACTCATAACGAGTTGGATGTATTATATCCTTTTTAACATTATAACATTTTAAACTAAAAGATGTGTATATTAAAAATATTACCGCATCTCTGACATTGTAAACTAATTGGTGGTATTTTCAAAATGCTAGTCATGTTTTCGTCCATTATTGAGATAATTCTATGCTTCATACTAAATTGAAACCTACCACAATTAGGACAATGAAATGCCCTCGCAATTTCTCCTGCCCTCAACCAAACATCAATCTCTTGTGGGATTATCCCATCTTTTCTTAAAACACTTTTAATATGCTGAGTATTAAGTGACATAGTTACATTGTACCAAATAATTTACTTGGATTTATAATTGGTAATCCTCTCTCATCTCTATCAAGCTGAACTTTCTTATTTCTTTTAGTAGCTGAATAAGAACCTGGTTTAATATTAATAAACTTAATATTCATTAAACCATATCTGCAAGCATCAGCTGGATGATCTTCCATATCTGTATCTACATCTTCAACGTTGTGTTCATCATACACTAACATGGGTAAGGTTCTGATTAAATGTTTACAATTTTCTGTTATTTGCCAAAAAGGTATTCCATGAGGTTTTGATAACCATTTGTGCATAACTGCCCAACCACCAACTCTACCAGTCCTAGCATTATTACCTTTAATTAATTGAACCCAAGATTTATTACCATTCAATCTCTTCCATTCATCCATCATTAAGTCTGCTGGTAATTTTGAGGTATCAGTTTTACTTCTAATCATAGAAGGATCACAAATACCAAGTTTAGGCTTAATACCCATCTCATAACAAGATTTATATATTATCCTAGCCCATTCTTCTGGGTCTTTTCTATTACCACATATTTCTTGAAAAGTAATAACTTGATGATAATTCTGCCCATCTTTTGTTTTACTTTTTATCACACTAGCTATATAACTACTAAAAGTTGTTTCATGAACATCACTATATCCCCAATCCATCCAAATAAATGGAGTTCCTTCTCTTACTACTAATGGTTTTATTACATGATAATTTCTATCAAACTCTGAGAATACTTGTCCAGCAAACCTATCCCAATCTCCAAATCTCCAAGCCATATAAGTTTCATAATCAATCTCCTTTAATGCTTCAATATTAGCTACATACTGAGGATCATTCTGCATCAAAGTAGGATTGTCATCCATTGTAGCTTGAATAAACACTCTTGATCTTAATCCATCCCAAATAGTTATGCCTGGAGGTGCTGGATCAATAAATCTTTTCTTAACCCATTGATGACCTTTACCACCTGGATTAGTAGTTAGAAATATTTGTGGTTTTAATTCTTTATAAACTGATCTACAAGAAGATAATAAGCGAAGATATTGTCTTTCCTCTGCTATTTGAGTAAGTTCCTCAATTAACATTCTTTGATACTCATGCCCTTGATATTTAGTATAAGCCTGATCGTCTTTTAAATGCCCTGTCCTTATAATTGCACCCGATGGAAACCTAAACTCTGGAGGATTGCCAACCTTTGTACCTGGATTAACTAATCTTGAATATAATTGTGAAGCTCTATCAACCCAATCTCTTAAATCATCACTATTTCTTCTTAAAACTAAAGCTCTATATTTTGGATTATGTGTTTCTTCTGTAAGCCAAGCCATGCCAGCATCAGTCTTGCCTCCGCCTCTTGAACCAATTAACCCCCATACAAAATTTCAAACTCTGATCTTTCAAGAGCTTCTTCTTGTTTGGGATGGGGTTTCCAAATTATGTTTGCTTTTTGCATGGGGGTTAAGCATCACCTCTATTCGGTGGGGTTTCCAAATCACGTTTTGGGACTGTTTGGATAACATTTGATTCTATTGTAGCATTCATGTCTATTGCCTGCTTAGGCATACCATCAACATAGTTCCAAATCTTGCCTATCATTTGTTGATCTCCGTCCTGTATAGCTTCCTTCATTATTCTATTAATTAATAGCTGTAAGTAAGTAGCTTTCTTTCCTTCTGGTACTTCTTCTAATTTCTTTTTAATCTCAGTTGTGATTGATATACCACTACCTTTAGGTCTACCTGCATTTTCTCCAGTTGGGTTTCCACTAACTCCTTTTGGGAACCTACCTTTCTCATCCCTAATTTTTCCCTGATTTATTTTAGGTTCCATTCTTCCTCTTTTCCTATAAATTTATAATATCTTTTTCTTATTACATCACAGTAATTTGGGTCTAGCTCCATCATATAACAATTTCTGTTTGTTTGTTCACAAGCTATTAGAGTAGAGCCTGAGCCACCGAATCCGTCATAAACTATTTGGTCTTTATTATTTGTATTATAGACACGAGAAGCAGCTTCGGTAGCATTACCTGTTTTAATATATTCTTTAACAAATTTTCTTTCTTTGGGGGTTTTAGGTGGTCTTTTTGCTTTTAATTTCTTGGACATTAGCAATTAATTCAACACCCATAAATTCATCTTTTGAATTACCTTTTCCTTCTGGTATGTTGAAGTTTTTAGCAACTTGTTTAACCTGAACTCTATACCAGTCTAAAAATTGCTGTGATACAACAATACTTTTAGCAGTACCGCCATTAAATAAACTA